AGGGCCGCACAGATTCACGGGATGCTGACTGTACCGGGTGCTACCGAAGAAGACTGCAAAATCATTGAGGACTGGTAATGTCTCCCCCGTGGCCCGGTAACATTGATTCGATTGTTCGTGAGCAACTGCTCGTCTGTACTAAGTACACCCCTGAGCAATGGAGCACGGCGAAGGGCCGTGTAGCTGGCATGTTCGCTGGCAAGTCTGAGGCCGTAGCCAAGCAAGCTGGCGGTGCTTTGGCTACGTTCAAGCCCTCACCAGCGCATATCCCTTGGATGCTGAGCCCGTGTAAGCGGATTCTTGTCCGCGCTGGTGGCCGCGTAGGCAAGAGCGAGCACGCCGCCGCCAAGATGGTAGCCCTTGCCTTGACTCATCCTGGCGGTCGATACCGCGCCGTTGGCGTCATGTTCAGGCAGGTAGCCCGCGTCATCGGGAAGCTCCTATACCAACTCATCCCAAAGTCAGCCCTCACCCGTGACAGTCGATACAGTCCTACGCGCGGGTGGTCAAACCAACTGATCCGATTCATTAACGGCGCTGAGATTGAGCTACGCAGTTACGATCAAGAGCAGGCCGCATTCGCCGGTAACGCCCTCGACGGGGTGTGGCTTGACGAGCCGCCGCCCGAAGACCTGTTCTTTGAGAATGAGGCCCGTCTGTTAGACCGTAACGGATTCATGCTGGTGACGTGTACTCCGGCGGGCTACCCGCTCAAGTGGTTCAGGGAGATCGTAGAGGCAGAAGATACAGCTTGGGAACAGTACACAATCAAGTTTGATCATTTCTCGTGCCCGTGGTACAGTAAGCAACAGATCAAAGACTGGATTGATCACTGGCGCAAGATCCCCGGTCAATACGGCCAGCGGATCAATGGCGATTGGGAAGGTATCACCGTTGGTCGATTCTTCGCCGGGTTCAACCATGAGAAGCACGTCAAAGATTGGGATCGGGGCATCTCCTCTCCTACTCTCAAGTGGCGCCTGGGCCTTGACCACGGGCAAGGTGAGAACAGAGAGGTAGGCACCCTCTGCGCTATCCGAGCAGACAACGGCGCGTGCAAGTCTGTTCACGTTGCCCGTGAGTTCAGAAGTGGCGCCGGTCTGATGGGCGCTCGTGAGATCGCCGCCGCTATCAAGGCCATGATCGTTGACGTGTGCGAGAACGCCGGGATCGTGTTGGACGTGTTCCTTGGCCGCCTGGAGATCATAGGGGATAGCAACTCTTCGGGCCTGGGCAAAGCCACACGATACAATGAAGAGATCGCACTTGAGCTTAAACGACTCGGGATCTACAACGACATTGAATCGCCGCAAAAGAAACCGGGCGACCGTGAAGACGGCGAGGCCATGATCAACTCTCTGGCGATCCGCGACGGGCTCACCGTTGACCCGACGTGCATCCTCACCCTTGACGGGCTCAATCACTACGTTCAGGGTAAAGAGGCCCACAAAGACGCCATCGACGCGCTACGTTATGGCATCTTCGATCTCATCACCTCACGGCCACACGGCCCCAAACTGTACCGAGGCTAACAGTGAGCACGAACAAACGATCTCCAATCCCTTCGCCCGCCGATATGGGCCGCGTAGAGATCACCTCGCGTCGTCACCGGATGCTTACTGGCAACTGGAAAGAAGACGCGCGACAGTACACCGCGAAGCACTACGCCCGTGAGGGCCTCGACTACTTGCCGCCGGTTTCAATCGAACGCAACCCACTACAGAACATCACCGGGCAGCTTGCCACGCTCTACGACGTGGCGCCGACTGTTTCGACTGTACCGCCGTCGCCCGATCTGTCTCCGTTGGTGACCGCTCGCCTGCGCGCACAATGGCCTGATTTGTTGAAGATGGTGATTGGCCTGAACGAATGCGCCTTTCGCATTGATCGTCTGCCCAATGGTCGGATCTCTTACCGTGTGGTCACCCCTGACTATCTGCGTGACGTGGTAGGGGATGAATACGAGCCCGATGTCCCCGTGGCGCTGCGTGAGCTTCGATGGTTGACCCGACCGGGGCGCGCGGGGTGGGCCTATGAAGTCTTCGACGTGCGAGATCCGTCCGCCCCGGTCTTCAAGGTGATTGAGGTAGAGGGTGACGCAGAAACAGACGCCACGGCGCTTCATTACCCAAAGCTGGAGCCCGGTGAGTACCCATACCGCGCCCTACCCGTTGACGGCGAAGAGATCGGGCGCCCGATCTTGCCATATGTTCTGTATCACTTGCGAGTGAACGGCCAACTGTTCAACCCGCTTGATGGGGAGGAGATGGTAGAGGGCACCCTTGGGATCGCCATGAAGGCGACGTGCGCCAACCAAGGGCAGCGTGATCTTGCGTTCCCCCAACGGTACACAATGAACGCCCGGATCTCTGGTATTCGTGCGGACAAAGACACGGGTGGGCGAGTGACTGTATCGCCTCTGGCGATCCTTGAGTTAGAGGGCACGAACGGTCAAGCGGGCGACGTTGGCGAGTGGGCGAGTAGCTTTGATCCGGTCAAGGCTATCACCGCCCTCGACATGCAAGAGGCCGCCTTGTCGAGCTTCGCCGGGCTCACCCCCGCAGACATGAACCTAAGCGCCGCGTCGTCGGGTGCCGCCCGCGTGATCAGCAAAGAGGGTCTGCGTCGGGTGCGTCTCGCCCGTGAGCTATCGCAGCGCATGGGCGATCAAGAGCTTCTGAGCAAGGCCGCGTCTTTGTTCAATGCCAGTCAAGGTGAGCGCGTCTACCCTGAGAATCCAGACGACTGGCAGATCGTCTACAATGAATTAGAGCCGCTGGCTTGACGCACGGTTTAGTTCATGTTAGAGCTTAGTCTTACCTCGGAGAACAGTTACCATGCCTGACGCCGACCCGACGCCCCCGACCCCGCCCGCTCCGGCCCCCGTGCCTGCTCCTGGCCCAGCGCCCGCACCTTCCCCTGTTCCGCCCCCTGCGCCTGCTCCGACGCCCCCTGTACCAGCCCCAGCGCCCGGCGCCCCTGTGCCTGCGCCGACTGGTGACGATCGCTTCGCCAAGCTCCAAGACCAACTGATCGCCGTTTCTGCCCGCGCCGTGTTCGCCGAGCACAAGAGCGAGATCCCCGACCTTGAGGATGCCGACCTCCGCGCTGACATCCTGGCGAAGTTCAAGGCGTCGGGTGCCGATGACTTCGGCGACTGGTTTACCGCTCAGCGCGCCGCCGGAAAGGGTGTGTTTCGGTTCATGGTGGCGAAGGCCCCCGCCGATCCGAAGGCCCCCAAGCCTGCTCCGGCCCCGAAGCCGGGCGCCAGCCTCGTCAACCCCGGCGGCTCCACTACCCCTCCGATCATCGCCGGGGATTACACCCCTGAGCAGATCCGAGAGCTTGGCAAGAATCCGGTCGAATGGGCAAAGCACAAGGACGCCATTCTCGCGCAGATTCGCCGCCCCCGTGCGTGATACTCGATACAGTCAATTCACTTCGGAGAAACCAACATGCAAAGCGCCATTGACATTCTCACCGCCGCCGCCGCCCAACCCGCTCCCCGCACGGGCCGTATCTACGTTGACGATGCCAACTTCGCCAAGCTCTGCGAGCATCCCGACGCGCAGCGGTGCATCCTTGACGGCGCCTTGTGTGTGGACCTCGACGGCGTGACCTATCGGCACGCTGACAGCCTCCCCGGCCCCGACGTTGACGGCGGCGACCTGTAGCACTTCCCCGGCGCACGTCCCTGAGAGATTCAGGCGCCATCCTCGAAAGAACGAACGAACGCCCTACGGGGCATGAGAGTACAAACAATCATGGCAAACGAAGTCAGTGTCGCCTCTGTTCTGTCTGACGGCGCCTTCGCCTCCTACGTCGTCACCGAGTACGTTGAGCGCAATGCGCACCCCAACGACATTCGCGCGGCCCTCACCCTGTCTGACTCTTGGAAAGCCAACGCTGGCGCTCCGAGTGTTCGCACCGGCACCTACGACGCCGATCACGTCTTCTCCGCCGCCACGTCTGAGATCCTGGGCGGCGCGTCCAACACCGATGCGGATTGGGGCTACTTCGCCCTCACCCCCGCGCGCTACCTGCTCCAGTTCACCATGACTGACTTCATGGCGGGTAACGCCCTTCCCGGCACAATCGACCCCGCTCTCTTTGTCTCTGTGATGATCCGCGATACGGGCGTCACCTTGACTGATATGGCGTGTGGCGTGGCCGCTGGCGCGACCGCCGAGGTGGGCGACGGGACTGGCCCGATGACCGTTGACCTCTTTCATCAGGCCATGAGCGCCCTCGACAACGGGACGCCTGGACCGTTCAACATGGTTCTCACGCCCAAGGCTTATGGTGAGTTCCAAGAGAGCCTGCGTGGCGAGGGCGGTTCGGCGACGTTCACCCCCTCGACAGAGGATCAACTCACCGCGTCTTGGGGCAGTTATCGTGGTTCTTGGCGTGGCGTCGGCATCTACGTCACTGACAAGATCGACACGACCGACGCCGGGGCCGTCGCCCAAAACTTCATGCTCGGGCACAACGGGATCCGATACATGGAGGCCGCCGTCGCCCCGTTCATGGTGAACGCCGTCGCAGCCGGGACAACCGTTCTCGATCTCGGCATCCTCGCCGTGGTCATGGACTACGACGCCGCCAACGGTAGCACCGCCATGATTGGCAACTACTACCCCGCCGTGTCTCTCGGCCAAGATTCCGCCGTGATCCGCATTCAGACCGCGACTGGCGCCTGATCTGAGCGGCTCTTAGACCACTACCAGTCGTCTTCACGGGGGACTGGTAGCAATGTAAGAGCGGCAAAACAGACAAAACTTCGGAGAATCAACCGTGTCTCAAATCAAACCAATCGCCGATCGCCGGGCCAGCACAATCAACGCGCTACCGTTCAACGTGGTCAAGGGCTTCAAGCCTACGCCGTTTGTTCTTCGGTTCACGGGCCTCTGGAATTACATCCCCAAGATGGACGCTTGGCGCCCCAAGATGCTCACCCCCAAGATCCGCAAGGGCACCAACGGCGACACGGATCAGCAGATCGGAAGTGCCATCGTGGCCGCTGGCGACAAGCACCGGATGGTTCAAGTCTTCGCGAAAGGAGATCGCCGCCTGGGCCGTTACTCGGAGTTCTATCTTCGCTGGCCCGTGCATATGTCGAGCAATGTCGTCGCCTCTCACTTTGGGCTTGCGTCGGAGACGTATCACAAAGACTCGTTAGGCCGGATTGTTCGCAAGGTGAATCAGGAATGGCTTGAGGGTCTGTTCACGCACGTCGTCAAGGCTGGCCTGATCTTGCCGCCTCTCCGGTCTGATCTTGATGCTGCCGTGTCTCGGGTGTCAGGCCAGATCACCGTGATTGACGAGCGCATGACTGTTCGTGGCGCTGCGCGGGATGAGCTTGAGATCCGCCGTGCTCAGCTTGTCACCTTGCGCGAGAAGATGATCGCCTCGTTTGACAAACAGTTCCCCGACGCTGACAAGCTCTCCGATGACCTTGAGGATGTGGAGTTTGGCAACGAAGACGGTTTCACTGATCTGTCAGACATTGAGCCGCCTATGTGATCCTCTCGACTGTTCACGCTTACGGCGCTGGTAACCCCGGCGCCGTTTGTGTTTGTGGCGATCGGGTAACATTCTATCTACGCCGCGCATAAAAAGACTTGCAATAGTTCGCGACTGGTGGTAGAGACTAAGCAAGTGAGGATCAGCGTGAACACAGACGATCTCATCAAACCATTCATG